CCCCATGTTGATTCCACCACTCCTGTGTGTTTAATCCTTCCGGGCAATACCAGCACATATTCCTTACATTTTCGCAGGGAGTGCTTTGATTCAGGATACTTCCCTTCCGGGTGACCGACCAGCCACCAGTCCACCAGACTTCCCTGCCCCGGCTTCGGTGCCGCTATTCCGGGAGTCAGGTCCGGAATCTCGCCGAACTTCTTCCATCGCTTGGCACTCGCAAACATATGCGTTGCACGGCAGGTTAATTTGAGTTTGAATCCCCTACCCTCGTATATTGTCGGATGTTCAGGTGCATCATGCCCCGTTATGAAGCCAACTTTAAAATTCTTCTTCACTTCCCACCAGTCGATACATTCCTGTAACCACCCTTCCCTGAATTCCACATCATCCTGATTGTAGCTTATGTAATCGAAGTCTCCTGTCAAAATTAATTTCAATGCGTCATTCAGGGAAGCTCTCAAGCCCATATTTTCTTCGTGAGACATAAATTGATATTCAAATCTTAACGGATGGGGTGGAGTGAATGAGCGAAGAAATTCAACTGTCCCATCCGTAGAGCCGTCATCCATAACGAATACTGTCACATCATTTTTATCTTTATTCAGAGATTTGTGCAGCGATTCCAAAGTTCTTTTTAACAAATTTAAACGATTATATGTCGTTATTATTATGGCAACCTTAGACATACCGTTCCTCCCCATTCTTCAAGCTTTTCAAATAGTTCAATTCCTTTCTTATAATATCCTCTTTCCGAATCATGTAATAATACTATTCCATTTTTTGTAATAACCTTCTTGGCGTATCTCAGGCATCTCACCCTCTCACGCCCATCAACGAATATCAGGTCAAACTTCCCATCTACCGGTTGAGTGTATTCATCCCAGCAAGGGAGAGTCCTGTCGCTTTCATCCGCTTCTTTCAGGATTATCTTGGTCTTCGGGTCGTTCTCGAAATGCTTGGACCAAATGTCGTAATACTTCCTCTGGTGCTCCACGCTTATTATCTCCGCATCCGGGCAGAGTTCACGCATCAGCTTGGTTGATTCGCCCGGTCCCCACTCCAGTATTCTCTTTGGTCTTATTATGTTACACCACTTCTTCAGCATTGGCTTGTAACTTTGCGGCGGTGCCATCTACACCTTCACCACAATTTCAGAACCTCTGGGAGAGGTCCATAATAAAATATAACTGGCTTGGTCATCATAAAGAACGGATGGCTTTTACAGTATTCGTCCGTGTCCTTGAACCTTTCAAATTCCGGCTTGAATGGGTTGCCGGGTATTTTCATTGTCCGCCTGTATTTCTCTCTCACATATTCCATTCCTTTGCAGTGACCAAAGTGCCAGATGAAAAATTCGGATGTGGGTTTCAGGTTCTGTCCGTATTTGAATACGGGCAGTTCGTGAATTTTGCCCTTGTATCTCTCTATGTGCTCACGCTTGTAAAGCCGACCATAACTGTAATGCTGACCGTTGTTGCTTCCGTCAATCATCCGGTAATTGTAAAGGAAATGCAAAGTGAAAATGTGATAACCGGTTATTCCTTCCTTTTCTGCCTGCTCAATTAGTTTTTCCAGTTGCCTGCGAGAAACATTGGAACCATCGGGGTTGGCGAGAATTTCATCGCTGTCGAGAACCAAGACCCAATCACCGGTTATCCTTTTAAGACAATCGTTTCTCATCTCTGCAAAATCATCAATCCTCAAGTCACTCATAACAATTTCATCAACGATGCCTTTAATTGATTCCAAACAATATTTAAGATAGTCTTTGTCTTCACCCAGAACCATTGCACTTATTTTCATAGAACCTTTCCACCTCATCGAGTTGTTTTTTATCATTAACCGTGAACCAATATCCACGATGCTTGTAGCCGTATAAATCCATCTTCGGGAAAACATCATCTTCCAGAGAACATTTCTCTTTGAGAAGAGGATAAACGCTGTTTTTGTAAAGCTTATAAAAGCCAATGCTCACCCAGATGTCTTTCAGGATTGGTTTTTGCCTGAAACTGACTATCCTGTTCCCGTGCGTGACGACAACGCCGTATGGACATCTGAAATTTCCCAAACATAAAACATCGTCTTCAATCAAATACACATCCACGACATTCACATCACTCAAATCATCGCAGTTCACCACGAAGAAAAACTTGCTGACATTTATATTGTCCAACACATATTTGAGTGCCCCGCCCGTCCCAAGCGGTTCAGGTTCTATCAAGCATATAATGTTTTTGTCCGGGTATTTTTCTCTGACAAAATTTTTAACTTCCTCTCCACGGTATCCGAGTGAGAGGATAATCCTCTTCGCATAGGGAAGTGCCCTTTCTATCTGCCGCTCGATTAGTGTCTTTCCGGCAACCGGGAGGAGTGCCTTGGGTCCGTCAAATGCCGGTTTGAGCCGTTCCGACTTCCCCCCCGCAAGAATTATCCAATCAATCGACACTTTCCCATCCATAAGGTATCATCCTCCCATTTTCTTCATAAAAGCACTGGTGGTCGTCAAACTCAGTGAATATCTTCCCACATCCCAAGCATCTGTACTTTTCAACCTTTATCAGTCCAAGTTTCCTTTTTATCCAGAGTTCGAGCTCAAGTATTTTAATCCACAGCTTTCTCCAGAGCGGTTCCTTACGAAGATAGGGCTTTATCATACTGCTCCTTCAGGTTTTTCATTTCATCGAAGTGCTCTCTTATCTGCTTGATTTTTTTACGCTGCTCGTTCAAATAGTCTTGTATGCCTTTTCTGGTTATGCTTTCCTTCAGTTTTTTAAGCTCCTTCTTCGCCTTTTCGTATTCCTCTTCTACCCACTTGAGCTGCCTTCTTGCTTCCTTCTCGTCCATTTCAAAGAGAACCGTCTTCACTATCTTGCCACCTTCGGATTTGCTGTAATCCGCCCTGTCTATTGTTTGAGAAAAGATTTTTCCATTTTCCTTCCAAACTTTACGCTCTCTCATATATCTCACCAAATTGTATTAATTCAATCCACATCCTGAGGACTTTTTCCCAGTTGTAATGTTCGATTGTAAACTCCCTTGCGAGTTTGCCGTGCTTTTTGACCAAATTTGGCTTGTTGTAGTATTTCTCAAAGCAATCAGCCATGTGTTCAACATCCACTATCGCACGACTTGTGTTCATCTGACCTTCTATGAATTCCTTCACCTTAACCAGTTGTCCGAATCGCCCGTCATCGAGAAGCTCCCTTGAAGTTGTGTAATCCGTAATCACATTTGGCGTTCCTGCTGCGTGCGATTCGATTATCGGCAAGCCGAATCCTTCTCCGGTCGTGCTTAATGCGTGGATGTCCATTACATTGTAAAGCAAATTGACTTCGTGATTGGAAACGCCCGAAATGAAATTCATTCCCGTGAATTTGACTTTGCTCCTGTCGAGTTTAATTCGCTTGTCTATGAAATCGTTTAGATTCTGCCCCTGCGGGTCCTGAGCATCGGTATGAAGGAGCAGGAGGACATCTTTCTTGTCTTCAGCGAAGAGCTTAAATGCTTTCAAGAGTTTGGTTGGAAGTTTTCTCGTTTGGTTTCTGAAAACCGAACCTATTATGAACTTCCCATCGATGTTGTGCCTTTTCTTGATTTCATTTATCACCCCTTCCGGGAGAGGTCGATAAACGAGCGTGTCCACGCCATGGGGGATGTAAAAGGAATCCAATCCGGCTTTCTTCTTGAGAAGTCTCTGACCGAATTTTGACATAGCAATTCTGGTGTGCATTTCCGACAGCAGCTCTGCCGCACCCTCATATACATCCGCAGAATCGAACGGATAATACATCCAGAGAGAAGTAAGCGTTTTGAGCTTGTCTATTGTCCGTTCTATTACCACATCCCTGATTCTTGGCGTGATTAGATGCCTTATCATAAATGAATCCGACAGAAAGACAGTTATGTGCGGCTTCAGGGTTTCAACCCAAAATTCTATTGAGCCCTTGTCCCCGTAATTTTCTGCGAATCTCATTGTCGGCTTAATTGGAAACTCAATCCAGCCAACTTGAGTTTTAACTTCATCTATCGGCATACTGAACTGCTGAAAGCCGAGCGAATGAAAATCAAACCCGGCTCGTTTCAGTCTCATACCTATATTTCTCGTTACCTGAGAATATCCGGTAGGAATCAGTGGGTTGTCTGAACACCAGAGAATTCGTTTCATTTGAAATCCACTACTTTATCTGTCTTGATTTCCTTCACTTGGAAAAATCCCCTTTGACCTTTCGACCACTCATAGACCAGTTCGCTAACCCGATAAACCACTCCTTCCTCGAACTTAAATCCGTGTGCTTCCCAATAGACGCCTTCTCTCGCTGTCCACCTGTTGGGAGAGTGGTACATTATCAGGTATTCTTTGGGCTTTTCTTTGGGCTTGGGATAATAATCCTTAGCTTTCTTTAAAACTGATTTTCGAACCACTAAACATCACCTCTACTGCTTTCTTGTTTTTTTCCAAATCGACCCTGAATTTATCCGAATTTTTGATTATGTTCTGGTAAAGTTTCCTGCCAAGCGTAGGTTTTCTTTTTCTGAAGTTAGCCTTATGGAGAACAAGCAGAACCTCGCTCCAGTATTCTTTGAGCTTCCTGTCGTAAAGATATTCATTCGCCACATTAATGCAGCATAAGGCTGCGTTGCTCGGATACATATTGTATACATCGCTGTCTATGAAAATCCTCTTGGCGAATTCCAAAACAGAGCCATTGAAAATGCTAAAAGAATCAATAATATCAAAAACTCGCTCCTGATATGGAATCATACTCTTACGGGCACAAAAAGCTATTACCTATTTATATTTAAGAATAAGTCATATATAAAGTTTTCGCTGTTTTTGGGAGTTTATTTATCTTTTAGAATCCACATAAGACTCTCCGAGAATCCACGCTATCAGTATGGCTGTGATGTAAGCGTAGACATCGGAAGGAACTCCCAGCTCCAATCCCTCGTTGAGTATAATGAACAACGCATTAAATACCGCAACGAGGAATTTCCTGCTTGAAAGTTTCTGTTTTATCGTGTCCCACATCATTTATCACCATAAACCAAACATTTTCGCCAAGGTTAGGAAAGCCACCAAGAAGCTTATTGTGAATATTCCGCCTTGTGCCATCCTAACCTTTCCTGTTATGTCCTTGTTGATTTCCTTCTGCTCTGAAACAAACCCATTTATGCTTCTGAGGTGCTCTTCGATTTTGGCTATATTACATTTCACTTCAATTATGTGTTCTTCTATTCTCATCAATCGTTTAGCGTTTGTCTCCTTCATAGGAATGTTTTATCACCTTTGATTTTTACTGAAAAGTGGTCGTTGCCCATTCCCCAGAGGCAAACATATTTAAATCTCAGTTTTTCCCAAGTCTGTACGGTGAACCTTCTGTTTGTCGGCTCTCCCACATACCACTTTCCATCTTCTGCCCAAAGAACAGGAAATGCGTGACCGAATTCGCTTTCCGGCGTGACATACAACCCGTCTGCCATAAACACTCTGTTAGACGGTATTCCACTTACCCGGCACATCATCACAACGAGCATGCTCATGGTTTCGCAGTCTCCACGCTTTGTTACTATTAAGTTCTCAACCGGTTCCCAGTTTTCCTCCACGCCGAACTTGTGTGCGTCAAACATATAGGTGTAGTTATGAGCAACATAGTAACTCGCCTTTCTAAACTTGTCCAGCATTGTCATATCCGGAGTGATTCCTGCCTTCTGAATTTCCTTTTTTATCATTTCTTCTGAACACTTGAAATAATCCTGAATTTTGGGCAAGGCGTATTTGTAGATTCTATCCTTTGTGTAAAAAACTCTCTCTCCACGATAAACACGGTCGGTTTCATAGAGTTCTTCGTGGAGTTGAGGTTTTTTCAAATAAACATTGAGCTCGTTCATCAGTTCTTTTTTCTCCTTTTCGAGAAGGGCGACCTTGTCTTTAAGTTCTGAATAATTAATCAGGCAGAGATTTAACTCTCTTTGCTTGTAAACGAGTTTGTTGTTCAGTTCAATGTTCCTGTCTATCAGGTCTTGTGCTATGAAGTGTCTGAGCCAATTGAGGATTCTGTCAATCATTCAAACACCCAATACCATCATTCTACCACCTTTAATACCACCATAAGTATTTGTACTTCCAGTAAGAACGATAGAAACTGGTTCTGTCCAAGTTTCAGAATCGTCATAATAAATAATTGTCCCATTATCGCTTGTTGAAACATCTATTTCATATCTATATACATTTCCGCTCTTATTCATTTTTTCGCTTTCTGCTGTCGGTGAGCCAATCAACAAATAGAGGGTTCCAGTTCCTTGACTTTTTATGACACCACCACTTGCGTGGTATACTTTAAACGGACAAAAAACAACTATTCCAGATGTTACTGTATTTGCCGGAATCAGAACACTTCCAAGAGTTCCATTAGAATTCTTAGATATTGTATTTGTGGAATTGTGAAAACCAACTATTTTAAACAAATCATAGGAGTGTAAAACATCTCCATCGGATTTACTTGGTATTACCATATTATCACCTATTCTATCCTTATCGCAATTATAGTTTGCAATTCAACATCCTGAGTTTTTTCAACAGCAGTGAAGCTATCATGAGTATACATCGAACCGCTTGAGGAACTATCGAACAATCCAACTTCTCTTATCTGGACTGGCTGTGAGCTCGGAACAGTAGAAGGGAGAATCATTTCATATTCGACCATGCGGTCGTTTGATGTGTTGATGGAGTCGAATCCCCTTCTCGTTTCGGGGATTTCAGAACCGAGTTGTGTGTCATCCGCAGTAGCAGTATCTCCAACAGAACCGAGAGCCATATATAAAGGCGGGTTTGGGAATTTGCTTCCGAGCCAGTCCCTTACCAAGTTCTTGCCGATATTAGTGAAGACCATATCTTGCCTCATATTTTGTTAAAATCGCACTTCCACCGGCGATTTCGGTGAAACGCAATTTGAGTTCCGAGCCGGTGTTCTGGAATGTGTATGTTTCAACGGAACCGGATGAACACCCCTCCCAGTTAGTTCCCCCGTCTGGAGATGCTTCAATTTTGAGATTGCTGTATGTCGAACCTTCCAATGTGAGTCTTATATTTAATAGTCTCTGTGAACCTAAATAAATACTTTCAGTTATCATTTGCTCTCCCGATGTGAACACGCAGGAACCATTATCCCAGCTTGCACTTGTCGATGTGTTTTTGAATCTGCTCCCATCGAATGTCTCCACGAAGGTGTTGTTCGGGCTATGGATTATCTTGGTATCCCATGCTCCACGACTATCTCCTAAATATGGTTGCGAACCCACAGCAACCGAAGCTGCGTTGTAACCAAGCCAGCCAAGTCCCGGATGACCCAAAATGAACGAAGAACCCAAAGTTCTCGTGGAGACGATTGTATAAGGCTGGCTGAGTTTGATTTTTTCAATGTGCATATTGATGAAATTAGTTAAAGAACCAGCCACACCAAAACTTCTTTTCATATCGTCTTTATCTCTGCTTATATCGGCTATTATCTTTCCTAAGCTCATAAATTCTCAACTGCTGATTCTTCATCCTCTTCGAAATGTAACCTCGTTATCCAACCATTTCTATCGAAACGGTGCATTCGCTCCCGAAGTCTGAGAGTGTAGCCATCTTCCCAACCCAAGGTTGGACTCACGATTTTATACAAGTCGCCAAGTATGTGCTTGGTTGTTCCACGCATTTCAATATCAACCCTATATCTCGGCAAACCGAGTTTGAATATTATAGGCTTCCATTTTTGCTCTATCGCCGCACCAACATCGTTTCTCAAAGCCTGATTCCCTCCCGGATAATCGCTACTATTTCCAAACGGGTAGGTATTATCAATCGTCACACCCGCTTTAGCTTTCAATTCCTCGGCTAATTTAACATCCTCAAAATATTTCCACTTAAAGCCATACTTTCCCACGGAGTGCAGATTCACCACATACCTGAAAATCGGCTTCCCGTTAAAATCATTTCCACCGTGAATTATTGCACAGTTCACAACATCGAAACTTGCCTTCTGTGCTTTGTTTGATTGGAAATCCACACCTTCAGTCATAGTATCTGTGATGGTTGTGGGTTTTTGCTTCCAAGTGAAGACGCTTCCCCCCTCAATATAATAAATGAAATTACCCATACCAGTGTATTCATCGGTTGTCAATTCCTCGATGTGCTGATAAACTGGCTTATATGTGCGATAGAAATTGAATGTTTTCGTGGTAATAGTATTATTGGGATTCCAAACAATATCAACCCAGTCGGGATTTGCACTATTCGCATCATTCACTTGAGATATTAGCATTGAGCAGGCAGACCAAGCGGTTATGTTCGTGAAGTGAGTCGGTCGTTGATAGCCCATTATATACTCAAAACGGTTATTTCCCTTTATTGTCCATATCTTTCCCTTTTCATTCTCAGTGAGAGTTATATCCGTAACCAAGCCATCAAAATCAATATGAGATGGCGTTGCTACGGAGCCCAGAGCAATATGGATGTTGTCCTGAGCTTCGAATTCAACTCCTTTTGGAACGCATTTATCTGCAATTTTAAAATTAAATGTGTCTATGATTGATTCTATCCCCTCACGGATTTCTATTGATATTGGCTGGTCTATGGTGTTCCAAGGTTTACCGGTTTCACTCAAATCTTGATGCTTTATCAGGTGAGTGTATTTTGTCATTACCACTCCTTCGTTTCTGTTAAAGTTATCGTGTAATCTATGTGGTGCTCATTTCGAAAGTCGTGATTCCAAGATGGAGCTGAAGGTATGACCAAGATGGAACCTTTCCCTGCAAGAAGATAGTCTGAATGAAATATAAACCAGCTCGGTGAACCGATATTACAAAAACTCCCCAAAAGAGGCACTTGCATTACCTTGGAACCGGTTTTTGGTTCAAACGGAGAGCCCTGAATAAAATGACCACGGATAATAAATCGTTGATTACCCACGCCGATGAAATCCACTTCATGTGGATTCCAAGGAAGCGTTGTCTTCCCCGGAGTGGGGTCGTCTTGAGTATATACATCCCAATTTGCTGTTATGCTTCTAATTGATAAATCTATTGCACTTCCACCATCAATTTTCGAATGTTTTAAATATCCTTTCATCATCCCACCGTAACATTAGTTCTTCTTCTTATTTCCTCTATTATTTCATCTAAAGATGATACACCATTAATATTGAGCTCGTTAATAGTAATGTTGTTTGGTGGAGCTAAAGAGCCACCAGCTCCACGAGTGCTTTCGTATTCTGCTAATAGTCTTTTTTGCGATTGTATGTATTTTGCTCTCTCGGCTAAACCGGGAATTTCGGGAATTCTAATTTGTGGAACATTTATATTACCAGCTACATTTCCCATAGGAACTGCCAATTCTGGAGGAAGGAAGAACGAATAAAATGCTATTGAAACTGCTCTCGCCCATTCGTTTAAAAGGTTGGTAATAACTTCTATCGCCGCCTTCACTATGAGTGGAAGCTTTACTGTGAAGAATTCTTCGAAGGCGAGTTTAAGGTGTGCTTTGAACAATTCTAAATTTTCTTCTGCTTTACCTATATCTCCCCTGAGACCCGCACTAATATAATCCCCAAATGCTTTCGCAGCTTTTGTCATCTCATCCCACTCGGATATAATAAGTGCTCCAGCCAACAACGCAAGTGCACCAATAGCGATTCCAACTGGTCCAGTAAGACCACTCAAAGCACCACTCAACATACCTATTCCTTTGGCTCCCGCTGCGGCTTCCGCCCACATCTGAATACCCATTAGACCAAGCTTCAAAATGCCGGTCCACATAAGAAATGTTCCAACAGCCAAACCAGCAGCTATTAGACCGCCAACTAAAGTTTCATTTTGACTAATCCAATCCCCGACAACATTCACTATTGATATTATTGTTGGCAAAAATGGTTCTAAAAATCTTCCAAGTGCCTCTCCGACAGTAAAGGAAAGGAAGCTGAATGATGCAGATAAACCCAAGAGAGCCTGCCCCGCCTGCGTTTGACCTTCGGTCATTTTGAGATATGTTTGCGTTGCAGAACGAGCCATCGTCTCGAATGTTCTTCTTATTGCCATTCCAAAGAACAAAATCGAAAGATAATGGAATTCGAATCGTCTTGTTAGACCCGAAATTGTCCGTTCAGTTTTTTGAACAGTTCTTCCATAAGCATTCGTAACCGTGGTAACCTGACGCATCCCACGAGCCATTTGCTTAGTTACGGTTTCTACTTTCCTCAGTCTATCCGCTGCTTGTTTGGCGTTATCTCGGAAAATTGTCCTTATCTCATGGATTTCTTGTACCATTATTTCTTCACCAATTTGACGTATTCATCTGATATATGTTTGAACTTGTTTTTCGTGTGCTTAATTGCATCACGCATAAAATGTACTCCTTTGGCTGCTTTAATTACTCTTCCCGGAGCACGAACAGCAAACCCCTCCAATGGGAATTCCTGCGTAGGAACAAATTTATACCCAGCAATTGCTTTTCTTCCCTTTTCGATTATATAAGCATAAGATGCGTGTTCGCCAACAACAATATCATAATTTCTCCCAACGGGTTTTATTTTTATATCGGAACGCAACAACCCCGTGTTTGTTACTGTGCGACTTTCGACTAAATACTTGGCTTTCATTTGGATTGACTTAGCCATTCTGAAATTTCCTTTCTTGCTTGCCTCCGGCAAACCAACTCGTAACCTGTGTAAATGATAAGCCAACTCGTCCGCACCCTGAAAATATACTCTTATCATTTCAAGCTCCTCATCATTCTCTCCTGTTCTTCATAATCTTCTGAGAGTTTTTTAACCAAGCTCATAAATGTTGGCACTGGCATCCTCTTCATAGTGTCAATATCGTAGTGGAATTCGTGCATTACCAAGATTATGAGGTCGTGGAGAGTTTTCTCTCTCCCGCCTCGCATTTGAATTAAGTCTTCTTTTGGTATTGGTATCATTTCATCTCTTCAGGAATTTCTATATTATTCACATCCAAAATTGCTTTGGTTATTTCGGTGAAGTGTTCTATGCTGATTTTGAGGATGTCTTTCTCTTTAATTTCAGGATAGGATTTCTTGAAAGTCTCTATCACAAGCTGTTTCATTGCTTCTCCTTGCTTTTTAGGGTCGCCTAAACTTGCAAGTAGGTCTATGTTTTCGAGAGTCAGTGGTTTAAATGTAAATTCCACGCCACCGATATTGTATGTTTTAGGTTTACCGAATAACTTGTTTATTTCCATGCTATACCTCCTTTAGGTTAAATTTACGAAGGAGCAGCACCGGAGTAGTAGTAACTCACATCTTTCTTCGCATACTGGAAAGTGACCGTTCCTTCCAAGTGACCGTCCCTATCCTGTCGGAATTCAACGCTTGTCGGGTACACTGAAGCAAATCTCAACCTGAAGTATGAACCGGTTTCCTGATTCTGCCAGAGGTAATCAACGGGAGTTATCGGTCCCTGTGGGTCGTTTGGTGTTGGACTTCCGAATTCGTAGAAGAAATCAATCGTGTCCACAACGACATCCATTGTGGATTCTCCCACGCCTTCTGGTCTGGTTCTCTTTATGTAAACTCCATCACCGAATGTTCTGACTTCCTCGATTCCCTGCATATCCGGAATGGTTGCCCGTATTGAACGGACTTCTGCGTAGTGCGTTCCGCCAACAAGCACCGAGCCGGTCAAAGCCGTGAATGTTTCAGCCATCTAAACTCACCTCTTGTTTTTCCAATATTTCTTCAATCAGTTCTGATTTTTTTGTGTCATACGCTCCGAGAGGAGCACCGATTTTTCTCAGTTCGGACATTTTCATTTTCTCAAGTTCGCTTTTTTCATAAAGTCTAACATTTGTATGAATAATTTTAATCCTTCCCCTTGCGAGGCAATATCCAACAGCCCCGCCCTTGGGGACTAATTTAGTTTCGCCGGGTTTGACTTCAATCCCGTTCAATATCAAAGGTCTGTGCCAGATGTTTTTAACCTTTATCATTCTATCACCTTAAATTCTGAATTCCAACCCAAATGATTTCGTGTGAATTCTGTTTGTCCTGCTCAGGACAACCTGATTGTAAACGCCATTAGAGAGGAACATAAAATCCAATCCGGATTTGGCGAATTCCTCAGCGTTATCCCAGAGAGCCTTGACGAGGTCATTGCAAATGGCATCGAATCTCGAACCGCCGGCATTGTCGTGGACTTCGATTGTAGTTGCGAGTGTAGTTTCAATTTGGTTCGTTCCGAATGTAACCGGTTCAGAAGAAGACACGGTGAACGGGTCTATGGTTATTATCGGATAGGAGAGGCTTGGGTCAGTTGGAGAGCCGATTAACGGATTTGCAGCCCATATCCACTTGGAGCCACGATTAATCGGGTCCGGAACATTCCCAGAAATAATCGCATAAGTAGTTGTCCACGCCTTATTGAAAATGTCGCCTTCCATACGCTCTCTCGCTTTACTGAGGCTCTCTTGCCTCTATTTAAATACTATGCTTAACCCTTTTTTATGGTTTATGATACCTTTTCAGGCTGACTTCTATGTGGTCGGCAGTGCCACCAAGACTGTATTTTCTCGGCTCGCCGACTATTTCATACTGCAATCCCTGATATTCAATTATGTTTCCGGGTTTTAACTTGTTGAAATCGTTTGGTGTGAAATATCCTCTTGCATCCCCGACTTGAAGAATCCCCGACTTCACTTCCTCGTCATTGCTGTTCAATATCACGACATAACCGGTGACATTGTGAACCGTTGAACCGGTTGTGACTGGCGTGCCGTAATCCGAGCTCATTGTTTGCGTGTATTCGATAATTTTAATTCCTTCCCCAATATCAGCCAAAATCGTCATCTTTCACCACATCGTCTTTTATAACTTTATTTTCAACATCAAAACTATCGCTTACATCATCTCCAAACAAATCAACCATATTTATTAATCTTCCTAAATATTTTGGGAATTCTTTCAATGTATCTAAAATTGTAATGTTTTCAGTTAAATATTTATTCGGTGTCTTGATGAGAGAATCAATTATTGATAATGTTTCCGTGAGGTATCTTGTTATTATTTTTGTGATGGTGGCACTATCTGTGAGAGATAATGATTCTGCCTTCTGAAGTTTAAGCGTCTTTACAATTGTATCTGATATTGTAAATGATTCAGTTAGGTATTTAATTATTGCCTCAGCTATTTCTACGGAATCTGTAATTGTTAGACTTTCATCTTTATAAAGTTCTGGTATTTTTGTTATGGCATCTAAAAGAGACAGAGTTTCACTAAAATTCCTAACGATGGTCTTGGTCGCTTTGTAAGAATCCACCACTGAGAGAGTTTCTGTGAGGTGCTTCACAATCGTCTTGACATATTTAACCGAATCGGCTATTGTCAGTGTTTCTGTTTCATATATTTTGGAAGATTTCACTACCGAATCCGCCAATGAGAGAGTTTCGGTTACTTTTTTAACAAACGAGAGAACCGTTTTAACAGAATCTACTATTATTAGCGTCTCAGTGAGAGTGAGCGATGGTTTTTTGGTAACAGAATCGGTTAAGGTTAATGTTTCTGCCAAATTCCTTATGGCACTATGAACCTTGGTTATATGGTCTGTTAGCGTGAGGTTTTCAGTCTTGGAAAGTGATGATTTCTTGATAACAGAATCAATAAATTGTAAACTTTCAGTAACTTTCTCCACTATGATTAGCGATACACTCACGGAATCTGAGAATGTGAGTGTTTCTGTAAAATTTCTTATGCCAGACCAAGTTGTTATAGCAGAATCGGAAATGGTTAAAGTTTCAGCAAAGCTTCTCGTCCCATCCCATATTGATGATACGGAATCTGTTAAAGAGAGAGTTTCTGTAAAATTTCTCTTCCCATCCCATATAGTAGAAATAAAATCGGAAATAGTTAAACTTTCAGCCAAGTTCCTTTTTCCATCCCAAGTCGTTGCTAAAGAATCCGAAATAGAAATACTTTCGCTCACATCCTTGCGAAACAACACGCCAACAGGAGTTCCTCTGCCTGCCATCAGACCGCCTGATATATTTCATACGCCCCCGGACCGATATGGACATAACTACAATTGGCTTTATGCCAAATATATGTACAATCATTCACACCAAGGTTATGTAATATTGTCTGCCACGAAGTAGTTAGTTTAATCTGGTTGTTAAACACCGAATCATTTGAGGCATACCATGTCCAATTGGAATTCAAATTGTTGCTCAGTTTTATCTGTATGTCTCCGGCTTCTGTTCCATTATTACAGACATAATCAATTCCGTAAGTTGATGTTTGGTTGATTGGAAGTGCTGAGGCGTTTTCAAAGTCCGGACCGCACACACCAAAAACAAAACTATTCGTGTTTGGGGGACCAAAGGAAAGATTGACATCGGGATGAAAATTATCCAATGTGAAGTAATAAGGTAATATGTAAAAGTTCGTGTTGCTTTCGTTGTCTGTTGCATTTGCTATAAGGTAATATTGCCCATCTGGGTAGTTTGTCGAATCAAAAGTGTAATATTCCGTTCCTTCTGGTATGTTGTTGTCTGCCAAAACACTCGCCAAAGTTCCGTTTGAATAGTAAAGATAGAGAGAGTAATTAAACGGGTCATTGTTTGGGTCTTTGCACGGTTCCCAAGTTATGTTGAATGTTCCGTTATAAGTTGCGTTTTGAGGTATTATTATCTTCGGTGCTGGTGATGGTGGTAAGTTTGCGATTGCGTATGAGTCTTCCTGAACACTCGAATTGTCGCAGTTTCCAAGCGTGTCGCAGGCATAAACCTTATATCCGACCGTTGTCAATCCGTTTCCGTTTATTTGTATAAGCCAAACATCTGGAGTGAAATCCTGATTAGTCCATCCCGTTCCTCCGTTTGTTGTCGTCTCTACAGAGTTTGAATCTATATTTGCGTATTCGACTTCCCAATCCGAACCTACTGTTGAATAAAACACTATATATCCTGTTGATGATATTTTCACTCCATCTAAATAAGAGTTTTCATCTCCGTAAAAATGTACATTCTGGTAGTATGTCCCTGCTTGGGATGTTAGCGTTGTTATTGGAACGCAGTAATCGGAATTATACACTTTTCCAGTTGTGTAAGAACTGTTACAGTAGTAAATCAGCAAATTTCCGGAATTTCTGTACAGTCTCGATTTCAAAATATATGTCGTGTTTGGGTGCGTGGATATATTATAAAATCTGACTTTCAATGCCTTGTTGTTGGTGCTCAATGTGTAGTTGTATTTCGTTGCCGAACGCATCACTTCTGGGTCTGCATTGAATACTGATGGGTTGTATGCGTGAGTGTGGAGAGTTATGTTGAATATTGATGAAGTTATGTTTGTCATATTGTGTTCGTGTTCAAAATCCTGTGTAGTTCCGTTTATGAATTTCCACGGCTGGTCCGGATATTGCGAATCATTTATCCAGTGGTAAAACCTGACACTCGAAGCATTAACACCAGAAGTGTCTGTTATGGTGACATTTATGTATAATTTCCCTATAGTGCTCGAATTTATGTCTGGTGGGTCTTGTTGCCAGTTTGAAAATGTTGGTGGGTCGGTGTCTCCACCCGTTGTTGTGAATGTGAAGACATCGGTCTGGTTCCAATTGCCTATTGAATCGTTTGCATAGACCATCCATTTTATAGTCGCTCCTACAGTCGAAGTTAGTGTTTTGGTAACATTCGACCAACATTCGGATTTTGGTGTTGGACACATAACATCGGTAAATTCCACCCACGAATCATTTAAAAATTCCTGTTCGCTGTAAGCCTCAACCCACACATCTGTCCAGTTTATTGTATCATAATGCGATGAGTCGCTATAATCCATATATCTTGCTGAAATCCTTATGTCTCTGTTTGCTTCTGTTTTCCAACCATTTAAAACAGACGATGTTGTGACGATTATTGAGAAATTTCCTGTTCCTGTTATAGAGAAACTTCCCTCATCAACCCAATCCGAGCCATTGTAAACTTCCAACCATAATGTCGGGTCTGTGTTTCCGTTTGCCTGTGAGCCTGAATTGTTATAGTATGATACATTCACCGTGACTGTAATATTATCTATCTGTTCATAAAGGTCTGAGATTACATCTTGATATTCTACTGGTGTTTTATTTGTGTCTTGGTCTGGTTCTCCACTTCCCGCCTTATATGTTACATTTACATCATCAAATCCTCTTCCGTCAGAAGTTAAACCAAAATTATCATATTGGGTCAGTTTTATCTTAAAGTTGGAGTCAGCAGTCCCGCACCAGTCTGGGTCAGCAGTAATATTCACAGTAACCTTTGTCCAAGTAGAACCTATATCTCCCAAATCTCCTAAAAGTTTCCAATTTGTCCCGTCACAAGTGAAATAGTAAGCATCTGAATTGTAGTGGTTTGTGTGGTCTGCCCCTGAAGTTTGTTCATCGCCCCATTCTCTGTGCCAGAATGTCAAAATAACTTCAGTCGCTCCAGAAAAATCATAATTCGTAATGAGTTCGTTGAGATTATAGTGTCCGTTTGTATTTACATCCGCAATAACCGAATAACTTCCAGAGTGAGCATCTTCCGTTCTGACCCCAATCCTGCCGTATGTGGCATCACTCACATAGGTTGTCCAATTGTTTCCCAAATCCCCGTCATCAAAATCATCAAAGAATGTAATCCAACTTGGTCCTCCACCACTTCCGCTGAAGCTCTGTTCTCCTGATTCTATGTTTCCAGAGTTTGGTGTTTTTGTCCAATTCGCACCATTGTGCCAGCTGAATATATAACCTGAAATATTCGATTCGTTGCCATCATCGTATGTGTCTGTCCATCGGACAGAAAACAAAACACTTTCATCAACATTTGTTGTGTTTGTATGATTTGAATCCCAAAAGGGACCATTATGGTCAGGAATATAATCATCTGAATAAGGAAGATAATCAGTTGCTGTTCCACTTCTTAAATTAAAAACAAATACATCATCACAGAAACCATCTTTGTTTGTATCAAGACAATTAAAAGAATCAGTATCAGATTGGAAATCATAAAAATTTCCTCCTATATATGGGCAATCATATTCCCCTTGATATATTCGGTTCCCTATTTGTTTTGTCGTATTCAAACTAATTCCATAATTATATATTTCATAAACATAATTTGGATATTGGGCTTGAATATAATTGTTATAAACAATAAAAATATCTGTAGAGCCACCAGCACCTGCATAAAAAACATAATCAATTCCCGTATTTTTTATTATTGAATGAGTGACTTGAATTTTAGGTTTATTTAAATAAAAACATTCTTGGCTTGTTGTTATATTTATATTCGAGATATAACTTAATGGTGTAGATAAACCATACAAATAAATGCCAATTCCAGCAGGATTATAAAATGAGGAATTGCTTATATTTATTGCTGAAGGAGATTTTTCTGCCCATATATTTGCATAACCTCCTGTAATATTTAAATTTGTTAATGAAATATTCCTTGTGAATATTATATATAAAGGAAATGTATTTGATGTAGTCGATGACCAATTAATGTTCGTTACGCGAGAATTATCAGCATCACAAAAAAATATTGAACTAAAATTATTATCCCAATTAAACAAATTAATACTGTAATTAAAAATCAAGTTTTTCTTATAAGAACCTGAAACATAACTTGTAAAATTATCAAATATAATTTCATCACAATAAGTATCGGCATATGTATTATAATAATATGGATTCCTTTGTGTGTTTTGTGTTATAACATTTCTAATAATTATACCATAAGAAAATTCTATACCAAATTTCCCATTAGTAATACTACAATTTTCTACCACTGGATGATAACTTGACATAAGCTGGATTACTGAATAAGAATATATGTTGTTTAAATTACAATTAGTTATAACAAAATTATCAGCATAATATCCATATATTACTGTATCTATACCACTTATATTTATATTATCTATTGTAACATTATCAGTATTTTGCATATGTACTGTTGTGGTATCCCAACCACTACATACACAATTTTTTATTGTTATGTTTTTAAAACCATCCGAATGTATTGCATGGTCGGCTGCGCCATCACCATCGATGGTATGACCATCACAGTCGAGAATAACATCATTTGCTGAAATATTTATACAGTAGGAAGTTGATGAATCTGTTATACTTTGGTTCATCACATATACTCCGGGTGATGTTATGACAGAACAACCGCTTATCGTTGGGTCTATTTTCCATTCATAGGTTCCAGCAATAAAGCTGAGATTCCACTCTTCTCCCCTGTTCGCTGGATAGTAGAATTTGAAATATATGGTCGAATTTCCAACTGGCAACATATTTGGATATTCCACCCTTATCTTCTTTGCCAGCTTTTTTTCAAATTTGTATTTAAAATTAAGGCTGTTCAACTTAATTGCTTTCCAGCTGTTTTCTATATACACGGGTTGTATACATTCTCTCATCGCAGAACCATTCCAGTAACAAGTTGTGTGTACGGGCGTAGTGATTGTGATGCCGTTATAACTTAATTTGTAATACCAAATGGTTGCGTTGTTTTCATCTGTGATGTTGTACTTGATGACTTTCACACCATACCAAATTGGGTCTATCTTGTCGAAACCCCATTTGACATCTTCATGTGGGTCGTTTTTAATTCCAATTATTTTTAATTGATAATTCTTTCCTTTGGAAAATTTCACTGCATACTTCACATACTTGTTCCAAGTCTTGTTGAAATAAATCCTCCTCCAGTAATTGCCCCATTTCCTGTAAACCCGTATTTCCTTCATAGGTTTGTCCGTGTTGAAAACCCATGTGGTATTCATAGGATAAATATAAATATCGGTATTGGCTGTGAAATTAATGTAAGCATAACAAGGTTCTAATTCCGTTCCGGCACAAACACTATCACCAGAATAACCAGTAATCGTGATAGCATTAATTTGGTTCAAGTAAAGAAATAGAATAAATATTATCGGGATACCGATTAGACTAAGGTTTGTGGCAAATCGTTTAAGCGTACTTTCTTTAACTCGCCTGTATCTGACCATAACATATCTAACTCAATGAACCAGCGAATACTATCTGTAACGAATCCTGCGAACCTTTCACTATTGTTCCGAATGTCGCCCTGTTGAATATCGTTCCGCTTGGTGAGCCGTTCTGAATCGCATATTCTCTTATGCTTCCGGTTCCAACGCCGGCACCGAATGTTGCACTCAATTCAAAATTGTGTTCCCCATCCGTGTGAGAATATGTACCCTGTTTGACAGCCAGCAAGTAACCCAAAGATGTGTCACTCGTGCTGGCAGCGGTCCCATCGGAACCGATTGCTATGTAATTAAATGCCGGAGAACCTGTCTGTGTCGAAAAACATCTCTGAATCAATCCATCGAAGCCGCTATCTGTAATCAGATTTGTTGTTTTCATGTGCTCCTTGACTTCACCATCAGGACCAAGAAGTTTAATATCCCAAGTTCCCTTAATCTTCGTGTGTTCTTTCATATTCCACCTCACTCCGTTGGTGTTGTTTTAGCCATGGGAATTCTCTTGCCCAAGGCAGATATTGCCATATTAAAGAGGTTAATTTCGTGTTGTAATTGTCGTGAAATCCCCTGTTCCTCGGTTGATTTGTCTATACGCATTGTTCCGAGGTTGTAACTTATTCCAACACCCTCCTTATAACCAAGTATGAGAGCAGTTGCGAAAGAGGTTAATGCCGGATGGAACTTGGAAGCGATGTCAGTCAGGTCGGGAGATTGACCAGTAATCTCACCGATTAAACTTGCTCCATCCTCAATATACTGGACTATCAGAGGGCTGCCTATTTCTGTAGGAACATCTTTAACCCTACTGAACGCTCTGATAGCCAGTTCCCATTTGTCCATATTTATCTGAAGTAAAGTACTGCAACGCTTCCGGAAGGAACATCCCATCCGACAGATTTAATTGCCATCGGCTCTATTGAGCCCAGCATAATGAAATTAACTACTTCCTCGTAAGTTCCACTGGCTATTTTAACTTGGCTACCAGTACTTGTTATACTCATCGCCAATTAAATCACCCTACGCTGAACCAAGAGCAACCCAACAAAACTCCGTGCTGGCTGCTCCGCTCGCAAGGAAACTTCCAGTACCAATATCGGTTATTGTAACTGCAGCATCGCCGCCTATGACAACATCCGGCGTTCCAAGGAATTTATCCCCAAATACTATCCACTTTGATGTTGCCGCCGGAATAGTGTCATTTCCGTGGAGAATTCTGCTCGCATACACCGGAGGCGAACCTGTTCCAACGAAAGCCTGTTCTGAAGTCCCGATTGCGTTTGCCGAAATTTCAGCGGCACTGACGCTTTCGGCAACTTCAAGAGTTGCACCACTCAAAGTTCCAGTTAAAGTTAAATTTTCACTACTCAATCCGTCCTTCATTTACACCAACCTCTTAAATATTAAAGGAAGAGGGTTTAGCTTGTTGTTATGACGCAACAAGCTTTGTCCCTCAGGTATCTGACTGCCCAACGAGCCGTAACCACGACACCAGACAAGTCCCTTGTCACATCGTTGTATCTCTCTATGGTTATGGGTCTCTTTTCAACCATAACCAGTGCGTGGTCCCTGTCTATCACATAAGCGTAGCTGGATGTCACCTGATTTGACTGCCACACGGTCATACTGAATATTTTGCCTATCAGACCACGAGACGGATTTGTTATGCCTGCCTTGTCAGCCTCTACGAAAGTGTCTATGTTTCTGATGTCCATAGCCACTTCTGGAGAGACTATGAAGTCCGTAGGCGTGTAGTCGTTTTTCTCAAGGTTGTAAATTGCCGTGTTTATGTTGGCAACCGTTATGGCAGTTCCGCCGGATACCGTGTTACCGGCAGCAGTTGCCCCAGCCTCTATCTGCTCCATAAGGAGGCTGTCAAGCTTTTTAGCCATCTGGTAACCAGCATCTCTCAGGTTGTAATCCATAAGGTCGAACTTGCCGTCTTCCTGCATTTCCTTTGTTATGAGCGGGCGAATTCCGTACTTTTTGGGTTTCAGTGTGAAGGAGCTAACCTTCCCAACCTCGATTGGAACTTCAGCTGCTTCGCCGACTTCGTGTACCTTTATGACATCCTTGTCCCACAGGTCTATGCTGATGCTGTCACCGGGTATGCTCTTGGGACCAATCCTGAGAGCAACAAAGTTAGTCGCTATGAGTTTCGTCTTGACGGCATCTATAAGAGTCCCATAAATTTCGCTTTCAATGGTCTCAGGTTCAGCTGACCTTGTCAAAAGTTCTTGTAATCTTACCATCTTTATTCACCTCATTTAGAGATTTAATGCCACTAAAACTTCCTCACCACTCGCTGCCGCAGACAACGCCTTTCCGATAGCGGAACCGGGAGTCACGACCTTCACAGCAAGCGGGTCGGCACCAGTGGGTCCAACCAACTTACCAGCGACTATTGCACCACCGGCGTTGAAATAATAGAGACCGTCCCTAAAGATGGTCGCCATATTTCCACTCGTGGTTGAACCGATGTTCACACCAACACACAGCGGAATGTCACCGGCAGCATCCACTTTGTCCACTTCGATGGTGGCTTCATAAGCTGTTGATGTTGAGACAGCTGAAGTGGACATTGCCTTAACAAGGTAACCGTTAAGCAAGTCCTGCTGTGCGGGTGCAGTAAAGCTTTTTGTTCCTTCAGAAACTACTCCGAACGCCATTTTCATTCACCTCTTTAATATACAACCTCGTCAGTGTAAATATCAACCGTTCCGGGTCGGTAAGAGTTCTTTTCTTTCACCAAGTTAAACCTTGGCTTCGGCTTGTTTTCTGCTCCGGTGACAATTCCTTTCGTCTCTTTCTTCTCTGAAAGTTTCTTTTCGAGTTCCTCAACTCTCTTTGCAAGTTCTTCCGTCTTGTCGATTTTCTCAGAGAGTTTCTTGATTTCCTCGACTACCTGATTGGTCTCCTGCTTCTCCTCATTCTTAACTTCTTCTTTTGGTTTGTTTTCCTCTTCCATAGTTTTATCACCTACACTTTCTTTACCTTTTTTAGCGAGAGCTTGAAACTTGGCTTTCCCATATTTCTTTCTGCCTATTGTAGCACAGATTGCCCGTGCTTCGTCTTCCGTGTAATTCTTTCCCGTTCTGGGATTTTTTCTGCCCATTACTCTCCTGACACACGCAGCGAATCTCTGACCTGTCCCTAATTTTCCGGGGAAAGCCTTCTCTTCAAGAGCATCAAGCAACTCTTCATCTGTGAGGAGGTCTGCCAGACATTCAGCCACATCCTCCTCATCCCAATTTTCATTTTCCATCTTTTCACCTTCGTTTTTCTCGAAAGCCTCGGCAATAGCCAGTGTGGCTTCTGGGAATCCGGGAGTCTTAACAAGACCAAGACCTGTAAAGTCCAAGCCACGAACAACCCTATTGCCGCTCGTATCCTCTTCGAGTTCCTTGGCTATTGCTTCGACCGAAACGAACTTTATGAGCCCCTTGCGAATCATTTCAACTATTCCCGGATGATATGGTGTGTTCATCACAACTCCTTCGAAATCGAGTCCGTCACTTGTTGGTATTGGCTTGAAGAATCCAACATTGTCGGTTGGGTTATCTGTGTGACCAACGCTGATAGTGTTTCCAGTGAAGAGTGCGTTACGCAATTCCTCAATTAAATAAGTTCGCCCGTTCCTGCTCGTCTTGGCTTTAATCATCGTTCCCCTGATTTTGATTTTGTCTTTCGATGTTTCCTTATCAACATCTTCGACTACGAAAGGAGTGGAAAACTTAAATTTCTCATTTATGATTTTCTTCATAGACTCACCCTTTAATGGTCTTGAGTGGGAACCGCCTCTGTCTCCGCCCCTCACGCCCTTGGTCCCACTCTTTCTCCACTGCGAAAAGCATACAGCAAGTCTTTGCTTTTGGTCGGGAAATTCCGACTTCATCGTGTCGTTGCTCATACAGCGTGAAACGAAATCGTCACGCTCTTCTCCTTTATTTGGAGTTGGTAATGGCATATTTAAGTCCTGTCGTCAATTGTTTTGTCAAAGCTGTTCTGATGGTGAACAGCCGGTATGAGATGACCTATTTTCTTTTTGATTCTCGTTTTGTCCCTTGCGAACTGATACCATCCCGAAGTGATTATGTCGTTGTTCGCATCCCGAATGGTCTTGCAGTTCTGGCAAAGGACCTCGTCTTGGTAACCGGGAACCGGAATCTTTGTTCCGCAGTTACTGCATTTGACGAGTTTTGAGCGAGGAACATGGGAATTGCCGGGGTGAATATTTTCCTCGTTGAGCCCCGACAGGAGTTCGGTGAGCGTTTTTCCCATATTTTAATTACCCATGTAACCTCTTTTTATAACTTTCCCACGCTTTAAGGTATTCGTAATCGTTCTCGAAATCCTCAGGCTTGGGTTCTGGTTCTTTCTGTTTGGGCTGGGTCTTCGGCGGGGTGAGAGCCTGTTTCAATTTGGCTTGCCGCTTCAATTCCTCGTCCCATTCACGCTTGTAATCATCGACCCAGCTTCCCCAGCCAACCATTCTCATAGCAACGGTTGCCGGTATTCCGGCACCCTGAGTTCCGGAAAGGTTCCTGACTATTGTGGATTTGTTCAGCTCGCCTTCGGTTGAAAGTTCCCTCCAAGCGAATTTGACATTGGTTCGGAGTTTTTCCTTAAAGATTCTGTCTTCGATGATTTGCCCGATTGTTTCCCTCAACGCCCGGACTTTCCTGTCGTAGTATTGAAGGAGAGTCTGTGATGTGGCACGGTTGGATGTCTCCCCGCCACGAACGAAAAAGTCCGGTATTTCCAGACTCGAAATGATTTGGTTCTCAATTGCCTTGAGCAAACCATCCGGCTGAATCATCCTCAAATTCGCCACCAGCGGAACAGCCTCGACATTGTAGGATGTGACCAAATCCTCGCCCACTTCCCGGTTGTTTAAAAGGGCTTTCATATCGTTAATCTGTTGCTGGGTTGCGGGGGAGTTTTCATCTCCAATTTTCCAGTGATAGATTATGTGCCCGTATCGGTGCATTATCTTCCCGATGTCCTCAAGATACTGGAGCATATACTTAATCGGGGTGAGCGAAGCCCGGATGTCAGGCAAGCCGTAAAAGCTCGTTCCGAGCTCGTTCCACTTGAAGTGAATTATGTCTTCCGGGTCCCATCTTGGGGGATTGGTGAGATTGCCCTGAGTGAGCTGGATGTAGCCGGTTATTTGACCATCGTTCTTCCCGCCCTTCTTGACGATGACATACATCTGGTCTACGGGGAGGAATTTGAAATTGTCCGGGCTCGGCATCTCTATGTAGCAGTTTCCGGTAATCTGCACGAGCTTGAAAATGTTGAGCATCTTGAGGTCGAAGTTGTGCCTGTCTATCCAGTTCTTGACTTTGGTGACATCTCTCTTGTTCCCCTCAAGTTCGTAGCCGGACTGAACGGCGAAGTTCGCCGTGCTGTTCACGGCGTTCTTGACAATGCCAACATTGTGATAAACATCAAAATAAAGCTGCCAGTTGAGCCTTTGACCATTGACTCTGTGCGGAACGATGTACTCGTCTTTGTTCACGAGCCCCGCACGAAGGGTGAAGTCCGGCTGCGTTATTATTCCTCTCGTGTCCTTGACGAGTTTTTCAACGATAGAAGGATAGGTTTTCTCGGTTATTGTCTTGGCTGGCTTTATAGTTTCTGAGAGCTGATTTTTTCGCTGAAAGAAGGCAGGCAATCTCATTCTAATTAAATTATTGTTCGTAACCTTTTTTTATAATTAACCCCTACCGAAAGTTTTATATATGAGTTATGACAAATATAAATTATGGGGCTGGAATCTTTTCTCCTCTACCTCTTCGAGAGCGAAGTCGTTGAGGGGTGTTGGAGCATAAGTGGCGAGGTATTGAGGAGATTCGGAAGGGGAGATTTCGGTCTGCATGACTGGCATAAAGCGTTCAAGGAGTGGGAGAATTGAGATGAAAGGGGTTCCCCCTCCGCCCCCATTAAATGAAAAGAAGGGAATTTCTCTTCGTCTTGGGCGGGATGCTTATGGCGGACAGATATAAAGACTTCTTAGATATAGAGATAGGAGAAGAATACAAAAAGCTCCTCAAGAATATGTACGAGTTTCTTGTCATAGCCAAGTACATCGGGAAGGGAAGCAGAGTCTTGCAGGAGCAGCAGAGATACGGAAAGGGAATAGCCTACAAGGACAAGCTCCTCACAAACGGTCACATAATAGACACACCATACGAATATAAGGGAAAATTCAAAGAGAATGGGAAGATTTACGAGGATACCTTCGAGAAATACGATGAGGTTGTCTGCGGCATTGACGACAAGGGAGTTCCGGCGACATTTTCAATCAAGCTCAAAAAACTCGACCCGGACATAGCGATTCTCAAAATACCCTACTTCATTCCCGGAAGCAGGGGCGGCAAACCCTACAAGTTTTCAAGGCTTTCAAAACTCGGAGACAGCAGGGAGATTGAAGTCGGGGATTTCATATTCACGATAAGAACGCCGGCTATGTTCGAGCCGCTCTACGATGAGGGTAAAATAACAGCGAAGAAAGTCCCCGATGAAGTGGGAAACATAGAACGCAAGAAGTCATACTTTCTTCACAATATAGATGTTTTTCCGGGAGACTCGGCTGACCCCGTTTTCGCCCTTTATGACGGACCGGAACTGATAGGGCTCACCTGCGGAAAGATTTATGTGAGGCTAAAGAACAGAGAGGAGCTTTCCCTTCCGTATGCGGTCAAAATAAACGAGTTCAAGCGATACCTTTGAGGGGGGTTATTTTCTTTTATAACTTGGGTATTTTCTACACGGAATTTTTCTGAGGGGGTTGCCCATCTCATTTTCGCCTGACGGGGTCGGTGTAATTCCCATATAGTGGTTAATCCTGCCCTGCCACCACCACGCAGTGGTCATAACCTTCTCTTCCTTTGCACTCGAATATATATATTGCAGAACAACCCTGCCAGTCGGGAGTATAACGGTGTTATATCGCAAGAAATCGCTATATGTCGCAGTAGTTGGCATTTTCCCGTTATTTACTGTAATATATATTTCGCAGAATACATTTTCCACAGGAAACAGACCCCAAAATTCGCCAAAAACACAACATATTGCATCTGAATAGTGTGCGAAGCACAAGATATTGTATCCGAAACCTTTATATACCCACTTAACTAATTATCTATTGGGGTGAGAGTATGAAATGCGAATGTGGGGGAGAATTGTTCTTAATTGGTTTCCAGACTGTGGGGAATGTTATCTATGAAACATTTATGTGTGATGGGTGCGGGAGTGAGCATAAATTTAGGTGCTTTCGTGGGGAGCGTTATCCTCTCAAATGATAGCGTTCCCGTTTCATTTGCAAAATATAGAAAATAAGGAGGTGGATAAAATGGAAGAAATGTTCTGGATTATGTCTTCACGAGAAGGGGAGGTTTTGGAAAAATCCCGAAGGAATGACCAGAAGAGTGATATAATCGAATTGGAAAACAATCACGGATATGGAAATCTGGCAGGTGATTAAGGTATGATATGGAAGTATAGGGTATTGGTTTGGTTTGTTGTGGTCATGTTGGCTTTGTGCCAACTATGACACTTTTCAGATTTGGGAGGTGTGAGTATGGGAGAGATTAGGATAACGGATGAGATGACCACAAGGCAGATTGTGGCGATAATGCAAGAACTCCGAAAGAAAGGATATGAACCTTATTTAGATAGTGATGACTTTATGACATTTGTTATTAGGTGGTAATATGAAATTGGATTTTATAGATAAAGTTATAAAGGATATAGAAAAAAGTTTAAAAGAAGAAGAGGAAAATCCGATTAAAAATAAAATCTTCCGAGATATAGAAATTTTGGAAATAATGATAAACACAACACGAAACCGAAATAAGAAATTAAAATTGATAAAAAGGCGTGAGGAGTTAATAAGAAAATTGTAATGTTTATTGGGGTATTATTCCCCACTTTCAGATTTAGGAGGGGAGATTATGAATAAAACAAAATCAATCTTGGAATTGCAAGAGCCAATAGACGAGTGGGACGGTTTCCTTTTAAAGAATCTCGACCGACTCGGAGCGATAGAATTGACTTTAAACGGGCGAGTTGTGGCGAGGTTCGAGAGGAAACCATAACCTTTATTAGGTCATAAGTTAAATATAGATTAGGGGGTGGGAAAATGGAAGAATATAAATTGCCAACCTATCGTTTTAGTGATGAATATGAATTTTTGGATTTCGTCAAGAAACACAGAAACATTTTCAACGATAAAACAACCTATCGAACATCAGTTTACTTTAGTGAAAAAGGTGTTTTCTTCGTGGTCAAGGAATTCAATTATTTCAGAAATGAAAAAAGCGTTTGGTTGTGGATAACGGACAATAAGCGTTATTGGGTCATCAAGGATGTCAAGAATCCGAACGAAGAAATTGACAAAATAGTTTATGGGAAGTGATGAGTATGTGTTATTACGATAAAGGAACACTTTTACGAGTAGAACGGAATCCGAAGTATAGGCAAAGTTGGACAATTGTTACGAAAAAGGGAAGGCATTATACGAATTCTCCGAGAGTAGCCGAGAAATGCCAGAAACTCATAGGCAAAAACATAGAGTTGGACATAATGAGGTATGGAAGGGTTATCGGAGTGAGAGAGAAGGGAAAAGATAATCTGGGGATTAGCCAATTCGTCAAAAATGGGTAAAATTATCCGGGAGGTAAAACTATGAGATTGGGAAAGGAATTTGAAATTTGGTGTAGTCGTTGCCAAAGCGATGATATGCTCGAAATAGATATAGATGGGTCTGTTTGGTGTCGAAGATGTGATAAGCAGTTAGAGGGTATAAAGGTGATTCAGGCATGACAACAATATTAGAATATGAGGACGGGACAAGAGCGATAATTTATTATTCGAAAAAGGAAGGCAAAACCAAAATAAGATGGGAGAAGTGGAAGAAATGAGCCAATATTTTGGATTCTGCCAGAGGCATAAAAGGTTAGTTTTTGATTATTGTCCGGAATGCGAACCTGATGTCCATAAAAAAGTGGAGGGGATAGAATGAGTTCGGTTCAAAATACAGCGGTTTGTATTGTTTGCGGAGAGGAATATTGGTATGACTTCGATTGTAGAACGGGAGAATACACAAAACTAAGTATGTGTAAATGCGACAGGGAGAGAGAAAGATTAAGAGAAGAAAACAAGAAACTCAAAGAAGAACTTCGAAAGTTGAAACAAAAAGTAAAGAGGGAATAACCAACAAATAAATTTTAATTTACGGGTGTCTGGGGTGAAGAGGGAAGAAATCCTTAAAAATGCGTTTATCAAACGAGCGAAGAAGTTTCTCGAAGAGAACGGGGTTAATCCTGACAGTATTGATATAGAATCCGAGTGGGATAGTTCGCTGACTCCAGCCGAGAATGACAACCTGTTTAAGAATAAGATGCTTGAAGGGGGTGTTATTCGTCCTGATTGGGCGACCTCCGAGAAAGACCAAGAGGACTTTTACGAGTATGTAACCGATTATGTCGAACGGAACAGACCTATGCCGAACAGAATCAAAGAATTCTATTACGATTTGCACAGGGCGTTAGACAAGTTAAGATTGGGCTATGCCAATATGCTTTTTGTCAAAGGTCGAGCAGGGATAGGTAAGTCATATCAAATCAAGTGGTATTTAAAAAAGCACGACTTAGATTATGTCATAGCGAAAAAGGTAACTCCAGCATACTTATACAGGTTTCTCTACGAGAACAACGGTAAGATAATCTGGTTCAAGGACATAATGAGGTTGTTTAATGATGGGGAAATGAAGGAGATGATAAAAGGAATAGGCGAAACGGACCCAGAAGACCGAATCATAACCAATTTCACATATTCGAAGGAAACGAAGGATTTGCCTAAATCGTTCATAACGACAAGCAAGTTTATATTCGATTACAACACGGAGAACTTAAGCCAATTGCGATTTAAGGAGGATTTTCTGGCTATATTATCGAGAGGGGAGTATATCGAATTGGTCTTCGATTTCGAGGAGATGGCTAACTTAATGAGGAAAATCGCTAAAAACAAATGGCAAAGGGAAGTTACCGAGTTCCTGATTAAGAATTACAAATTTGTGGGTCTGAATCAGTTCAACTTGAGAACACAACAGAAGGCGTTTAATACCTATCTCTGGGCTAAAAAGACAAAAAGAAATTGGAAAGAGGAACTCAAAAGGGAATTGGAGATGAATCTCACACCAGCAAAGGCGTTTTTATATCAGTTTATGGGCAGGAAGCCGATTAGCAGGGTGGAATTGAAAAGAATGTTAATCCAATCGGGTTATGTCAATACGGTGAGGACAGCAGAAAGACGAATAGAGAATTGGCTCGAATGTGGGGAGTTGCACATAATCCCGGATGGGCGACAAAGAAACCATTTGGTAAGCATATTCGACTTGTCGGCTATGTCGCTTATTCCGAAAACCGACAAATAGCGACAACAAAATAAGCGACAGAATAAGCGACACCGACAAGCATATATAAAACAAAGGAGGGGATAAAAATGTGCGAACACGAATGGGAATTTGAAAAAAATTGGAAAGATAATATAGAATTCGACACTTGTTTGAGAATACCTATTGTGTGTTCGAAATGTGGTAAAAAGGCACACGAAACATGGACAGATTGGCTTATCACAGAAAGAGACACAGGCGAAATAATCGAATAAGGAGGGGAGAGTATGAAAATCCGAAGGCAAGGCGTTTTAGTCGTTAATGTGGGAGAGTTTTTTATGGAGGAGAAGAAGCGAGTAAGGGAAATTTTCCATCTGGTGGAGATTCTCAAAGATGCGGGGTTTAAGCCGATTCTCCAGAACAAAGAATACTACATTATGGGGAAGGGTGAGGAGACGGTAAAGATAGTCAAGTGAGTGTTACCACCATACCCCAGTGAAAAAGTGGTCGAAAATGGTGTTACTACTATAGGTCAGTGAAAAGTCGCTAATTTTGAAAATTTAAGAGTTTTCACTTGGGTGCAGTAGTAACAAACGAGTTTCCTACACCGACCGTGCGTAAATGTAGGAGTTGTAGGGAATGTATTGTGAAAATTTAATAACATAAAATTACCTTTTTATTAGGGAAAGTGTTACTATTAGTTAGTAAATAATAATAAATAAAATTAAATTTTTTTGTTACTTCTATGTGGTTACATAATTGGTTAATCTTTAAATATTTTAAAGGGCGAAAATACCCCTTTTTATATATAAATTTCCACCCTATATTTCCTATATTGCTACATTTATCACTAACTGATAGTTACGATAATTTTATATATAACCTCAACTAAATTTAAAGCGTGAAGGCGAACAGGCACACCCCGGCTGTCTCCCTGTCCCGGACAGGTCGGTCAGGGTTTATATCCCTTGCAGGGAATTATCCGTGCCTCGCAGATGGTGATAAAATGAAATGCGAACTATGTAATTGGGAAATACCAGAAGGAGAAGAGAAACATTTAAATGGCAAGGTGTTGTGCTGGCAGTGTTGGGTTGGCGAAATAGAGAATCCAGAACACTCGGTCGTTTAATCCCCAAACAGCCCGCCATACCCTGAGGTGTGGCGATAAAATCCGTGGGATATATATGTCTTGGGGGGGAACGTCTGGACACCCCCAAGAAACACCACGGACGGCTGGAGGAGAAAGAGGTGAGAAAGGATGAAACAAGAAATTAAATTCAGAATGTGGGACAAAAAGAAAAAAAGAATGTATGAGTTCTATCAAATACCCGATGTGCTTAAAATAGCTTCAAATGGTGAATTTAACCTGTATGATTTGTTGTCCGGAAGCATAGTTTTAAGGGAGAGGTTTATTCTTATGCAATTCACGGGATTGAGAGACAAAAACGGAAAAGAAATATATGAAGGAGATATATTGGCATACCCAGATAAGAGAAAGAAAAAACTATTTGTCGTGGAATGGATTCCTATTGCGTATTGCGAAGAGTATGGAACTTATGCTGGTT